TAGTAACTTGAAGATATTTCTTCTTTGTATGTAATAAACACAATATCGTACATTATCTTTTCCTAATAATTCTTGGGCTGTTGTTAAACACAGTTTTAAAAAACTTACTGCCAGTTGCATCAACATCAGTAATTTCTAATCCGCATTCATGTTTGAGTGTTTCACCTAAACCCATTATTTCATAGGGCAACATTTTGTCAGTGATCTTGCTGTATGTTTCTTCCCACTCTGTTGTGAGCCAATCAAAATCTCGTACATTAGTGTAATCCCAATCAGTACAATTAGTCAAGTACGCACCTTGTCTAGCACCGTACATACTCCACAATCCGTTTTCTACATCAGCACCAATGTTGCACCAAATTAATAATCGGTGATAATTTTGCCACCATATTGTTTTAAGGTCTGTTACTTTGGCACCTTGATCTAAACTCATCTTTACACCTTCTCGAAACCCAGCACGCCAGGCTTGGAAAGCACTGGCATTGGTGTAGCTGTTACTGTAGTTGTCGTTGAACTGATAGTACCGGTCATCGAAACAAAATTCAACTAGGCCTTTGGTGTCATCATCATCCGAATTTTCGTGTGTTTTCATAGCGTTGACAAATTTGGGTGTCCACATTTTGAGTCCGCCATTGCCATAACGTAGACCGTTCACGTGAACATGGCCGCACCAACTGAACACATGATCTTTGGTTACGTTGATAGCTTCAAGGTCAATTTCAACTTCTAAAAATGCTGGGTCAACAATGTTATCACCATCCACTGTGACAAAGTATTCAGTTTCACATTTGGCAGCACAGGCTTTGTGTGCGGCATCCGACCCTTTGACTCCGTGTACACGCTTTGCCCATGGTACTTTGGCCAGCAAGTCTGCGTAATTTTTTTCAGCGTTGGGTTCATCATAACTTAAAAATATGATGTCTTGTTCTATGACTTTTATTATTTTACTCAATTATAGTACTCCATAATTTTAATGAATAGTCCAAGGTTGCCAAGTTGGCGGTAACAGCAATATCTTGTATACGTTCTTCGTATTTTGATTCAAATTTAACAGAGATTTTGTCCAAGGTGATGGTTTTAAAATCTATATCAATTGTTCTCAACAAGAAATTTGGATCTTGTCCCAGTGTTACAAAAAAAGACACGCTGGTATCGGGTAACTTGTTGTCGTAGTATTGCTGTCTCAAATCATCAGATGCCACGAACACCCATTGACTATTGTATTGATCCCAATGTATCTCAATATCTGCTGAATCAGTTTCAGTATCAATCCATGCCAGCAATCTGTTTTTAAAGGTATTTTCGATAATTACTTGATTAGACACCAATCCCTTTATAGGATTTCCTTCAGCGTCTATAACAACACCCACATGATAATCAGCAAACTTATGCACTCCTGTTACCAGTTTACTATACTCATTAAATGTTATGTCTAATGAATGTTCAAATTGAGGCTGCAACTGATTACTCACACTGATTAGTTTGTTGTCACTGTTGTCATAGTACACATAATATTTACTTTCAACTACAATGTCTACCAAGGGTTTGATTTTTTTACTTCGCTTGGCCACTGGTCAGTTCCTCCAATCGATTGATAATTTTGTCAGATAAAAAATCATTTTCTACATAATGAAATATTTTTTGTTGTTGTATATTACCCACTGTTAAGTCACCGTTAAAATTGTAAAGAACAGAATCTTGCCAACTAGTGTTGCTGATGTTCCATCCTTGCAAGGGTGTTTTCATATGCACAAATATCAACGGGCAATTGGTGTCTAAAAATTCTTCTTGAGCACACATCACTTCAATGGCAATGGCCACAGCCAAGTCCATGCTTAACCAATCTTGGTAATTTTCAGGTGCAAATTTGGTCCAGAACCATTCCCAGTTATTGATTACAAACTCCAGCACTTTAAAAAATTCCAACGACCTATGAGATTTTTTAAAGTAATGTAATGCAAAATATGGGTTGGTAAGATTGTTGGACGCAAATGTTTTTCTGTGTACGTTATCTGTTACCTGTTGTAATTTATAATTTGTTATGCTGTTACAAAATCTAATATCGTAATTACCACAGTATTTCCACCACGTGGCAATATCTTCTAATACCAGCATGTCTGAGTCCAACACTATTGTTTCATCGTAAGGACTTGCATGATAAAGTTTCCAACGATTTTCTGTTCTAAATTTAGAATTGTTACTTTGATCGCCAAACGGTATGGAGAGTACTTGATCAAACGCACTTAGATATTTCTTAGGTACGGGACTGTCAGTCACTAGCGAAATGTCAATGACTTCTTTTTGTGTTAATTTGATACTCAATGCCAATGCATATGCTTGCTGAACATAGTCAACATCTGCAGTATTCTGTGCAAAAACCAAAAATCCTTTAGACACCTGAACCTCCATCTATGTAACGAGCAAGACTTATTTTGTTCATAACATGCACATCAAGTCCTGTTGTTTTGGCCAGCGTGTATTCGCCTGGGTGATTTTCTTTTTCTAACAGGAATTTCATTTTGTTACGATTTGTGCCGACCAGTATATCTCGATCTTTGACATATATCATGGTGCCTGGCAATTCTACAGAGAAAGATCCTTGTGTTTTGTTATTCATCAAGTGTATTGCAATACTAAAAGCATAATCATTCCTAAACAATGTTGTGTCAATATTGTACAACATTCTAAAATATTTCCAATTAGATTTTATATAATTAACTAGATAAAAAAATGATTCTGTAACTGTATTTTTTTGAAACACAAACGCAGTAGCCCAGTAAAATTTAACACTGTACGGATTGATACGTGCAAATTCTTCTGTATTTCGCCAGGCAGCTAAATCCATACTGTTGGAATAAATTTGCAAATCAGCATCTCTACCAAATGCCTGTTTTAAAATATCACTGTTGATAATGTAATCACTGTCAATTACCAGTGTGGTATAGTATGGTGTGAGATCGTATATTTTACTTCTTGTGTGATTTCGCCAGTCAACTTTTTTACTGGCCAAGGCACCATCGTAAAAAACTCTATGCTGAGAAACTTCGTTAAAGTCAACGTCTATTACATGGTCAAATGGATGGTCTGGGTAATTTTGTTCCAGCCAAGATCTGCTGTCTGTAATCAAACTCACAGGTAAATCCAAATGTTTTTGCGCTTGTTTGGCTGCAAACACAGCCAGTTTTATATAATCAACTTGTGGATTATTCTGCGCAAATATCACAATGCCTCGACTCATAGTTCAACAATATCAGAAATTTTTCGTTTTACTCTAATATCATTGTACTTGTCAGCATACTCCTTAGTGGCTTCATTATACACGTTGGAAATTTTTTCTAAGAATTCCTGAAGATTGTCAATTAGTGCAGGAAAATTGTTATCGTCTAAAACAACAGCATCTGTGCTGCCAAGCTCAGTGAGTGTGTGTACAAACACAATCAGTTCTCGCGAGACTTTGAAGGTTGCACCATTTGTATAATGTATCAGCTGCTGATTGTACTCTTCCAAAATAATACGTTTTTGGCCCGCCAATGTGCTCATGTAATTGGCCACAGCAAATGCTTTTTCAATTCTTTCATCCATAGATAACTCCGTAATGCTTATAATACACTACTTTAATTATCTTGTCAAGAGCCGAGGATGATTATTTTATAAAAGTGACTGAATAATATTACTCAGCCTAACATCTTCAGATTTGGTTATATCACTACAAAACCAAATTGGCATAGTAACACGATTGCCTGACAATATTGGATTTACACCGTGCTGGTTTGTACTATCACTTAGATAACAAACAAGAGATCCCTTAATGGGTCTACTGATATAATCAATGCCAGTTTCATTAGACACAAACGTTTGGCCACCTGTAAAATCATCATTTAGATAAGTTACACAACTGACTTTTCTTGTTGCAAGTGGATCATTCTCATTATACCCATCATCTTTGTGGCGGGGCATTTGTCTGCCAGTGCGCCACAGTACAAGATGAGTAAATTCTGGATATAGCGTTTGATTAAATTTTTCAGACACTATTTCTGTAACTAATTTTCTATAGGCAACAATTTGTTTTTTCAAATTGATATTATCTAATTCCCACGGAATGCATGTCTCGCCATCAAACCATGGTAATAAATTATCAGTTGGATTTGATTTTAATTTATGTGTGATCATAAAATTACAAAGTTGATCACAAATTTCTGTATCTAATGCATTATCAATTCTAAAAATTGTTTTATAACCTGTGTCAACGTGGTTAAGAGCCATGGGTGTGTCCCCACTGATTGCCGCGTATCCAAGAAGTAGCAATGTACTTGGTGCCTTGAATCACAGGCATTCCTCCGTGCATTGTTAAGTAATTGATATCTTTAGAATAATTATACTCAAAGAACAATGCAGATCCTCGTCGTGGACGAACAGTGATGTTTAATGAAGGAAAACGAGTTGCGCCGCCAAGAAAAGCATCGTTCAAATAAAAAATAACAGTGCCAACCCTGTCATTGTGTGTGGTAATTATGTCAGGCGGAAAATTAAAAAAATCGTGATGCGGTTTATAAAACTCATCAATTTGGTATTTTAATATTTGCGGAGGTTCAATGTGTGCAACTGGATGATTTGAAAGCTCTGCAGCTTTTTCCGTGATGTATTTGAACTTGCCAGCATGGTCAAAATGATTGCTGCTGGTGCGCCATTCTGTGGGTTTTGGTTGTTTTGACGCTAGATCAAAACCCAAAGATTTTTCAAAATTATCAGCATTTTTAATAACATAATCGCACTCCTTTTCAGTGAGTGCATTATGATAATAAACTACCTTGGGTGTTTCGTTTAATAAATCAAAGGTCATTAAAGATTGACTTGTGTCTGCACAACCCCAACGCCGCTCAAATAAAATGTTCCCAGATTCATGCCGGCAGTGGTATAGAATCCACCAATTATGATGGCCTGAAGCTGATTGCCACTAACAGTGCCACTTGCGCTGCCTATGGCGTAGAAGTTGTTGGTATATACATTTGCGCCCCAGCCCAGGCCATCTGCATCAACCACATCAACAAGAAACAGCACGTACTGGCCTACATAGGTTGGGGTTGGATAGAATAGATATGACGAAACACGTGGACTACCTCTGAAGGTTGCAGTCCAAGGGAAAGAAACGCCGCCTGCGCTGAAGCTGCCGTTGTATCCTGCGCCAGGCGGATTTGCATACACTGTTACTGTGTGTGATCTAGTTTGACCTGCTGATATATACTGTGTGATCCTGGCAGGACCCGACACACCATCCACTGCCACTGACACAGCAGTTGGTCTGCTTGTTTCTTGAACATCATATGTGCCGCTGCCAGAACTGCAATAAAC